CCGCAATGAAGAATCTACAACGAGAGCCAAACTTTTACGCCCGAATCGGCAGTATCGGTGGTAAAAACGGTCACACGGGCGGTTTCGCCGCCAACCCAGAACTAGCTCGCATTGCGGGCGCTAAGGGTGGCCGTAAGAGCCGTCGAGCAAAAGCATTTAAGAAGGAAGGAATACTATAATGGCACAAAATGAATTAGTCGCCAAGCTTGAGAAGAATCAACAGCAGATTGCCAAGCTCAACAAGGAAATCGAGAAAGCAGTCGGCGCACAGGTCGCCAAAAAGGCAGAGCTTGAGGCTCAGAATACAGAAATGCGACAGGCTATTCTCGAAGCGATGGAAGTAACTGGCACGACCAAGTTTGATGGAGACTTAATCTCTATCACCTACGTCGCACCGACGACCCGCAATATCTTCGACTCGAAGAAGTTTCAGGAAGAGCGACCAAAGACCTACGCTAAGTACCTCAAGACGAGCAACGTGAAAGCGTCTATCCGCCTCAAAGTGAAGGCATAGATTGTGAAGCGCACAAGCAAGCTCGGCTATGGGCGCAATGCATACAAAAAACCAGAAGACAGGATAGTTGGTTGGGGTAAATATAGTGGCATGAAAATGTCTGAAGTCCCCACCAACTATCTCGAATGGTTTGTGGAAAATGCGTTCGACCATATGTCGGCACGAAAAGAGTATGCACAGCAAGAGCTAGAACGTCGCGGGAGAGAGGGCTATCCACCATCACGATGGGATATTGAGCCAGTTGGAAGCAAGGATGATTAAATGAAAAGATACGCTAAAGACTTTCGCATAAGTACCGCCCCACAACGCACGCCGATTTGGTACGCGGAGCGGGCGGGCATACCGAGTGCGAGCGGGCTAGGATTCCTGTTCGACACACTCAAGGACGGATTCACGCCGAGTGCAAGGTCGAAGGAGTATCGAAGGCAATTGGCGTATGAGCGAAAGTTTGGCGTCACCTTCGAGCGATTCCAAACGAAAGCGATGGCCGATGGAGTCTTCTTCGAGGACTTCGCCAAAAGGGTATACACCGAAGAGACTGGCAATACTCTCACTGAGGCATTTTCATATATCTCGAACTGGTTTGTCGCCACTCCCGACGCTAATGTCATCGAGGAGATTCCGATAGACCCAAGCACGAGTATATATAAGAAGGGACTACTTGAGTGCAAGATTGTCGGCGACAAGACTTTTATGGAGCTTATAGAGAGCGGCATTTCACTTGACCATGACTTGCAAACTCAAGGTCAGCTAATGGCGAGTGGGCTTGATTGGGTCGACTACATCGTGGTCAACCTCAAGACTAGGGCCTATTTCATCCTACGGGTGAAGCGCAACGAGAAGCTCATCAACCGCATTTATGAGCGCCTACACGAGCCACTGGATTTGCCAGAGCTCGGAGATGTTGGCGTCAAGCGATTCGACGAGTTCTTACTTCTCGACTTTATGGGAGAGAATCACATCGAGCACGAACCAATTATTATTGAAGATTTAGGATTTTAAGGAGTAGACTATGACAATTCACGTCACCTACGTCCCGTCGACCTACCCGCCAGGCACGACCGACGGCACAGAATATACGATTATACCAATTAGATAAATAACTATTGAATTGTTTACTTTGGTGTGCTATACTAAGCGTACAGCAACAGCAAGGCTACAAAGAAGGAGAAGATATGAGTACACAATTAACTTTAATTCTCGGGAAAACGGGCACTGGTAAATCTACTAGTCTTCGTAACTTCACGAAGAAGGATGGTATCGGCTACATTACCGCAACAGGTAAGCCGTTGCCGTTTAAGAGCGACATCCCGCAATTTCATGCGAAGAGCTATGCGGAGCTGACGGCGGCTATCAATCAGTCGGAAGCACCCATCATCGTCATCGACGACTTCAACTACTTCATGAGTTTTGAAGAGTTCAGTCAGGCGAGCGTAAAGGGGTACGAGAAGTTTACACAGATGGCCGTGAATGTGGTCAACATCATCGACCTCATCACTAAGAAGAACAGTGACCAGCGCTTTTACATCCTCGCACACAGCGAGAACAACGACAGTGGTGAGCTGCGCCTCAAGACGACAGGCAAGATGGTGGGCGACAAGTTCGTGCCAGAGGGTCTGACCAACCAGGTTGTCGAAACGGCCGTCATGGACAGAGAGTTCGTATTCAAGGTCAAGACTGATGGTACGGGTATCAAAACACCGATGGGAATGTTTGACACCGATACCGTCCCAAATGACCTCAAGGTACTCGATGAAAAGATTAAGGCGTTTTACGCACCAGTGAAGGAGGCAAAGAAATAATGCAAGACATTAAAACAGGCGATGTCATCAGGTTCGTCTGTGATGACGAGCAGAAGACCATATTGCGCGAAGAGGTTATGGGTCGAATCGACCAAATAATCTTCACCCGAACGCTGCTAAACGGTGGCGCTGTCAGCTCATTACACCCAGCGCTACTCATTGAGGACTTAGTAACTTATGGATGGGAAAAAGAATAATGATAACGACATTTAGGTATAAGCAGATTCATGGTAACGATAGAGTCGAACTCAATCTCAATTTTGAAAAAGGAAACGACAGGCTAGACCCTGTGCTATACCAAGAATTGGTCGATTTGGCACAAAAGATTAAAGCACAATTTAAGAAGGAGACTAAATAATGTTTGATAATAGCTTTGGACCACAGCCACGACGTTCGATGTTCGATTCGGCATATCCTAGTACAAAACGATTTGTAGAGAGTGTTGACCTATTAGGAGCAGAAGAGGTGCTGCCAACACGAGTAAGTGGTGAGGTTGAGTTGATTGCTCGCTCAAGCTATCGACTGGGTCATGCAGAAAGCCTTGCTTCAAGCGAAGCGCTGCGTGCCGAAGAGCTCAAATCAAGTTTGCGCTCTACCAATAAGCTCTTAGAGGATGCACAGCGCGATGTGCGCATATACAAGAATCGAGCTGGAGACTTTGAAGACGAGCTTGAGCATATGCGCAGCGAAATGATTCAGTATCGCGAAAAGTTCGTGAGGCTAGATAAGCAAGTCCACCCAGCAAAATATAAGAAGGCTACGGCCAAGAAAGTGAGTAAAAAGTAATGGAAGCACCAAAAGATACGTTCGGCGGACAGGCAGTGGGGCGCAGTTTCAACCCGAGTCAAGACGAAAAAGTGGCAAAACTTAAAAACCTTTATGCTGAAATCATCGACGTTTTGAACGACGACCGTGGTGACAACCGAGACGAACGCGCTCGACTTGCCAGTGTCGCCATCACCGAGGCTCAGACAGCGCAGATGTGGGCCGTGAAAGCAGTAACATACGAAAGGGAGTCAAAATAATGACACAACTCAACGATGCAAAATTGAAGCTGAAGGAGCAGGCCAACCTGTTTGACGAGCTCAAAACGAGTAATGTGAAGGTGTCGAGCGATAAGGCCGACGAGATGAAGGAGAATATCCTGAAGGAGCGTGGCGGAGGTAGTTACCTCGGTATCGGCGTCCACACGGTATTTATCCAGTCCGTCGAGCTCATCAAGGCCAACTCAGGCACACTAGGCATGAGGCTCAACGTCGAGAACGCCGATGGTAAGAACGACGCAACCTTCTGGCTCAGTGAGGCGGCACTGCCATACACCATTGAGAACGTGAGCCGACTCGTCGTACATAATACGGCCGACGAGAAGAAGGCCGAAGCTCGCAACTTCATGAGTAATATTGTGAGCGCCAAAGAGCTCTTCGAGGTTGCACAAGCTAAACTCATCGACGGCGTTGCCTATCTATCGGTTAAGGCGAGCAAGACTCAGACCTATACCGACACGAAGACGGGCGAAATCAAGCCATCGCTTGAGAAGAACCTGTTGAGCTGGGAGCCAAAGGCCGACGTAGCGCAAGCCGCTGCTAAAGACGTGGGCGGCGGAACACCCGCTACCGATGCCGAGAAGCTAGAGATTCCATTCTAATATTAAGGGGCGATACGCCCCGCTATGGACGGTTTAGAAAAACTAATTTAGGAAACTACTTGAGCGCCCACCCCTCTATGTAGCCTTTGCGCCTGAATTAGCAAATAGACCGTCCATACTGGGGCGTATCAGATTGAGCGTAGTCGGAGGGGGTGGAGCTCTGAATCACCAGATGTATGTCATTAGCCTTAGCGGGTGAA